GGAGACAGCAAAATCAACGTTGCTGTCCGCGTCACCCCCGACACCTCTTTTTTAGGCAAGTAGACGACCCGTTGGGTCGTCTCTTGCGGGCCCCCCACTTCAGTTTTGCCCCATTTGAAGTGGAGCCCCCCTTTCACAGAGATCCCAACTGTGAGAGGCCTAATAATTGGTGCATCGTCCCGATCGGCCACGAAAACCGGCCCTTCAACGCTATTCGTGAGCCAACCTATAACGGCAAGTCCCCTTATCTCTTCAATTTTTCCCTTGACGAGGTTCCAGAGTGGGGTCTCTCAAATTCATCTTCGATGGATGAGGCCTACACCTCCTTTTCACGCTACGAGAAAGGGGGGGTTGACCGTGATCTTCCTCTGCTCGAGGCTCTTCTCGAGCGAGTCTTCCCTGTCGTTTCAGCTATGTACGAATCCACACTCTCCGTCGGTCTCCTCTCTGTAGAGGACACCGTCGCGCTTGTGGTTCCGGACAAAGGTGCTGGCTATGACGGAGGTGGCACAAAGGGTGACTTCATCACACGTGAGTACGTTAGGTTTTTTGACATTGTGGAACAACCGCAGTGTTACACCTACCTTATTCCCGTATGGGATGTTGTCATGAAATCCGAGGTTCGCCTTAAAAGCAAGCCTTGCAGAACCTATGTCATTCCGCCGTACTGGTTTCAAGCTGTTGGACAGCGAATGTTCAAACTCCAGAACCAAAATGTCATGGACCACTACCTTCAGACGCCCTCCGCTGTTGGCATGTCCTTACCAGCTGACTGGACTCGCCTCGTCGCCCGTCTTCGTACCGAAGGTCGGCTCGGCTATGGTGAGTGGGACGCTGAGACCTTTGATGCATCCATGCCCCGAGTAGTTAAATACGCTTGCGGTCGTTTGCGTTCACAGCACCTCATTGCCCCCCAGCACTGGAAAGACATGGCTCTCCACTGGTATTATGATGCTTGCTACCGTCTGTGTCGTATGCCCGATGGAAAGTTCCTGCTCTCGCAGGCAGGTAATGGATCTGGAGATCCGAACACCACGATTGATAATGTTCTGGGTATGACTTTTCAATTCGCTATGTGCTTTGTTGAGATGGGCAACGACCCCGCTGCCTTTCCCCAGTTCTGCCATCGCATCGGACTTGCGATCTTTGGAGATGATGTCGTCTTCGCGTATGACAGCGCGGAGGATCATGTTTTCTTTTTGTGCCTCCCGACCGTCTGGAAGCGGCTTTTTGGTGTAAACCTTAAACTCGCTCTTCACGACCGTATCGATCAGGCCACTTTTTTGGGAAACAGATCTTTGTCTCATCTTCCACTGCTCGTGGATATACCCGTGGTCGCTGACCGGCCTCGACTGTTGGCGAATCTTGTTTATAAAAACAAGCCTTCGCACACCGTCGTTGATACGCTCTCCCGCTTCGTTGCATTTCGTTTACGTTATGTTTCGGAGACCGCCGGAGGGAGCCCCGCGTCCAGTGACCTTCTCC